ATCGTACCATTGATAAAATTCATCCTACAACATTAACTTTACAAAATCTAAAAATAGATATTGAAATATGATCTAGTTAAAAATATTATATTACTATAAATATATATATAAAATGATGAAAATGTTCAGTCTAGTAATTATGTCTATGCTTGTTGCTCCTTTTAGTGCTTTGAATACCGATACTGTTATGTGTGTGACTGATTATCATTATAATAAAGTAAATAACGAATCTAGTGTACAAATGTGTGATATTTTTGATGGTGAAATGTATGACGAATGCGAAGCATACATGTGTGGACATGATAAAGTATCAACCTTGAATGATTGCTTTAGTCTTAATTTGCGTAGCACTGTTGATGAACATGTTGGACTATTTGTTCAGTTCATTGCTAAACATTCAAAGATTTATACCACTATTGATCATTTTGTTGATAGATTTTATATTTTTAAGGATAATATGAAATATATTGAATATCACAATAGTCTAAATAATACTTATATAGTGGGTATAAATAATATGGCTGATCTAACACACGATGAATATAGAGAACTATATCTCGTAAAGGATTACAAGTTTCCTAGAGATTATTGTACTGATAATATTATTTCGGTAACATATCCTGTAGAAGTAGATTGGGTAAATCTTGGTGCAGTAACGAATGTTAAAGATCAAGGTCAATGTGGATCATGTTGGGCATTTTCTACTGTTGGAGCTGTAGAAGGCATCCATGCTATATCAACAAATAATCTAGAAGAATTTTCAGAACAACAGCTAGTAAGTTGTGCCAGTTCATATGGTAATCATGGATGCAATGGTGGTTTAATGCAACGTGCATTCTCTTATATCATTGATAATGGATTAACTACAGAAGATAACTATCCTTATACTTCTGGTAAAACACAAAAGGATGGTGAATGTACTAGTTTCGTGGAAGATACAACTATTAATTCTTGCTTTAATGTTGAATCTAATGAACAACAATTGACAGCTGCTTTAGCTCATCAACCTGTTTCAGTCAGTATTGAAGCTGATCAAAGATCTTTTCAGCTATATGTTGATGGTGTATATAGTAATTCTGATTGTGGTACTACTTTGGATCATGGTGTATTAGCAGTTGGATATGGACATAAGGATGGTCAAGATTTTTATCGTGTGAAGAATTCTTGGTCAAACACTTGGGGAGATGAAGGATATATTTACATTGCTAGAAATTCTGTTGCATCATCTAAGGATGGCTTGTGTGGTATTGCTATGGATGCATCATACCCACTAATGTAATTTATTTAATTTAAATCGATTTATAAAAAATTGATTTATTATTTTATTGACTTAATATACTATATATTACAATGATTAATTTCAACAGACCATTAACATTTGAAAATGCTAGTAGAGGCAATAAATTGACTTCATTTGGAAGATTGATTAAAAGAAATGGCGATGATGGTAAAACAAGTTTAGGTGAACATAGATATGTTTCTGTGAAATCATTGGTAGCAAAATATACTAGTGGTAATATTATTATTCCAAATTTTCAAAGACATCGTGACTCTAAAATTATTAATGATATGATGAAAACATGCGAAGATGATCCAGCAATTTTAATCGATTGTTCTAATGCTATCCATTTATATGAATGTGGACATGTATATTCTTTAGTAGATGGTCAACATCGTTTAGAAACATTTAGAATGCTATTAGAAAAAAACGATGAAATTTTTGATGATGTAGAAATTATTGTTCATGTTTTGTATCCAATGGAAGAACAAGAATTATTAAAAATCTATAAACATTTAAATTATAACAATGCTGATATTAATATTGATGAATCATCGATTGCTGATATTACTACAACACAAAATTATTGTACACTAAAGAAAAAATTAAAAGAATTATGTATTGATACATTTATTAGTAGTCCATATGTTCAAACAATTAATAATTTTATAACATCATTAATGGAATATAAATTTTTAGATTATTATTATGATGTTGATCAAGCAATAATTGATATAGAAGAACGCAATGAATTATTTATGGATTTTTATAATGATAAATATGATAAATTAACTGAATCTGAACAAGTTACTATTGATTCTGGGTATGTCATTTCTTTGAAACGTAATAACTTTATTCCATTTTTAATGTCTGATGATATTAATGATTTTTCATTTAGTCATTCTTTTCCTAATAAAGGTAGAAAGAAAACTATTGCTACATAAGCAATTACCAGAAATTATTATATAACATATTGCGTTGTGTGTACAACTCTTTATATTCATATGGTTCAATCTCATCATCATACGCCATTTCTTCTTTACCAATCATGAACACTCGTCTTTTCTTTAATGTATACTTGTTCTTCATTTTCTCTATATTCTTCTTTTCCTTACTCTTTGTACGAAACCACTTTGTTTTATCCTCATACTTCTCCAAATGGATGATTGATTTTTCATTAGTTTTCAATTGATAACTCATTAATGATATTAATAAACATCATTAAATAAAAATAATTTCAATTTTTTATAAAAAAAGTGGCAACACTCTATGCTGCTAACAGGTTGTGGCAACACTCTATGCTGCTAACAGGTTGTGGCAACACTCTATGTTGCTAACAAGTCACAAATCAATTTAATATTCTTCGTAACCCGAAATGAGTTTGCGATGATCGCGGGCTCCATAATGCTAGTTTCTCAAGTTGCAGTCAGAAACCATGTCTTCATCACGAAATCTACGGTGATTGCGCAAACCAGGCTTGATCTTGGACTTTTCGCGGGCTTTCTTCTTCTTACTTTCTTTGCGAAACCATCGAACCTTCGAACCATCCTTGTTTAGAGGTTCGTTTTTGTGTCCGAATGTCTTTGCTTGCCAGTGATCCATTGTTAATTGATTAGTGGTGTTAAGAGAGAAAATGTTATGAAATATTAATAGTGTTAAGAGAGAAAATATTATTCAATTTTTATTCAAATTCAAGAAGATAAAACCATTCATACAATTCATGTTCTATAATAGCCATTCTATCTTCTTCATTAGACTGTATTGTTAATAATCTATTATATTTACGTATTTTATGCTTAAATTTATTGATTTCTCTAATTCGCTTTTGTCTATTTATTTGTCTATCTAAGATACATGATTGTTCATATTTACGCAAATACTTTGGTTTACATTGGCAATTTACTTCCATATCAATATAATATAATATTATTTTATATTGTACATAGGTTGAAATTTTTACATCCACTTTATATTCACTTTATTGATCAATTATATCAAATACTTGCTATAATCAGTACGTTTCAGCAACTTGAACGATGCTATACCATCCTGATTCCATATTACGCCACATGAACATTCCCAAGCTCGATACCATTCAGATAATAATAGCATATTGTTCTTCCATTTTGCACCTAATAAATCACAAAAGAAATCATGTGCTGATTCTGCACCATGAATTTTCATAGTATCATGTGATTCCCTCCATATTTTATTAGCTAAAAATGGAGTAATAATTAGTCCAGTATGTTCTGTCTTTACTTTTTCCCAATCTATTACATCATATAAACGTATGTCATCTGGTTTTTTCTTAAACTTTTTAATGAATTTATGTAATTCTTCTTTTTCTGATATAATTTTAACCGTATCAAATATATCAATTTTATATGTGTAAGTAAATAAATTATATTTATGTGGAAAATCATATGTTTTTTCAACATGATCTAGCCATGATGTGCCACAAGAAATCCATAATCCTTGTGGTTTATGATACAAGCTTTTTTTAGTATGTACATATTCTTGGGGTATTGACAATCTAACAATTTCTTTAGTAGAATGATATAAAAATGAATTTGAATGTTTATGTTTTATTACATAACGTCGTACACTCATAATATTACATTGTAATAAAGCTATTAATTCTGTTATAGGTAATAGTATATATTTCGAATCATATTTTCGACGTGTGGTAAAAATAAATATTCCTGCATCCATATCAAAATAAATATAGGTATTCATTGTGTTATTATTATTTGATATTTAATTATTCTTTCAATGAAATTAAATAATTTCATTACTAAATATAATGGATCGAAAAGATTTCATGTACTATAAAATAATGATTTTCAATCTTAAACATAATAATAAATTTATTAAATGTACTATTAATGATAATAAAGTAGAATGTCCAAATCCAAAGATTGTTAAAGATTTAAATTCTAAAGTAGATTCTACACGTATCATAAAACATATATCATTTTATGTTTCATTATATGATTATGGAATGGAAAAAGATACTTTTTATTATACAATAGAAAATTTACAATTCGAAAAATTACCTGTATATAATAAAAAAAATGATTTGATGGAATTTTTAACAATGTATAAAAATATTTTAAATTCTATTAAATGTTACGAAACATTAAAATTTCAACATCATGATGCTAATTTTGATAAAGAAGGATGTATGACTATAAAACGTAAAGATAATACAAATTATGAATTTGAACACTTTAAACAAATGATATATCATGCTGGTAATCGTGCTAATTTATCTCGTTATGGATTATTATATTCACAAAGCATTTTTAAATACAATGCAAAATCTACGATGTCTAAAGCTATAAATGTTACACATAAAGCAGTAGTTAATACATTGAATTACATGTTTGACTATCTTAAACGTGGAATAATGGTAGGTATTAAATCAGGTCAATTGACAATATTTTTACCATTTAGTAATATAAATTATGAGAATGATTTCTATGAAGAATTATATTTTGATGAAAATGATAAAAAACTTTTACAGAAATATAAAAAAACCAAAGATAAATCCCTCAAACATAAAATGGAAAATACTGTGAGATATTATTTTAAAAAATATAATATTCCTAGAAGAGAAGTAATTTACGATAGAACAAAATGGTTTGGAAATAATTGTTTTTTCAGACACGATTATTACGAAGGAGAGAAAAATGTAATGTTGTACGAAAGTATGATGATTGATTTATGTAAGGAAAGAAAAATAAATGATTGTATTTTCTTTTTAAACATCAGAGATTTTCCTGTTTTACGAAAAGATAGAAAACATCCTTATACTGCAATAATGGATAGACAAATACCAAAACAATATATTCAAGATTTTTGTCCCATACTATCTGTAGGTGGATCTGATGAATATGATGATATTCCATTAATAACACAAGATGATTGGACAAGAGTATGTGGTAAATATTTTCCTGAATCGTGTTCAAATTCATATATTGGTGCTACAATAGAACAAATACCTTGGCAAGATAAAAAATCAATCGCTATATTTAGAGGTGCTGCGTCAGGATGTGGTACAACGGAACTTACTAATGTGAGATTAAAAGCACTAAAATTGTCAGAACTCAATCCAACATTATTAGATGTAGGCATTACATCATTTAATAAACGAATTAAAAAAACCTTGAATAAACCATTAGATTATTTACATGTCGATGAATTAAATCTTAAAAAAGCAACATTCATTAATAATAATGAAAAAGCAAGTCATAAATATATATTATATCTTGACGGACATGTATCTGCATTTAGATTGAGTTATGAATTATCAATGAAAAGTGTTGTATTAATTCCTGTATCGAAATATCATTTATGGTTTAGTAAACTATTAATACCATTTGAACATTTTGTACCTGTAAAACACGATTTAAGTGATTTGATAGATGTTATATCGTGGTGTAAAAATAATGATTCAAAATGTCAACAAATAGCATTGAATGCTTTTGAATTTTATAATAATAATTTACAAAAAGAACATATGTTAAATTATATGGAAAAAACATTGAATAGAATTAATTTAACAGATAATGTTGTTATTCCGCGAAATAAAATAGCTATAATAGCTTGTTATCGTGATAACGATACTAATACACGATTAAAAGAAAAAAACATATTTTTATTTTTTATGAGTAAAATGTTAAATAATTTACATATTGAGTATAAAATAATTGTTGTTGAACAAAAAGCTGGTGATAAATTTAATATTGGGAAATTGAAAAATATAGGGTTCGATTATATAAATAAATTGATTAAATCAACATTTGATAATTATATTTTTTCAGATATTGATACATTACCCGATGTCAATTTACTACCTTATTATACTACTGCTGTAGATGGTGTTGCTTCACTAGCTATTAATGGTTCTAGATATTCTGGAAAACCAGGTAACTTTTATGGAGCTTGTATTTCATGTACAAAAAATACATTTATTAAATTGAATGGTTATTCTAATTTATTTACTAAAGGATGGGGAGGTGAAGATGATAATTTACAAGTTCGTGTTCTAATGGAAAAGTTAACTAATTATATACCTAAAAATGGATCAATTATTGATACTGAAGAAACTGATAATGGTTTACAAAAGCCATTATTAATGAAAATAAAAGAGGAGCAAAAAGATGGAAATTATGCTATGAATAGATATGAATTATTATTAAAATATGAGTTGTATAAAGAAGATGGATTATCGAATTTAACTTATGATATAGAATATGAGCAAATAAATGGAAATATTCATCATATAATTGTTGATCCTCATCATGAACAACATGAACTCAATTTTCCAGATCATTTTGATGTGTCGGCTTTTACAAATCAAAAATATAAAGATTATCAAAAAAAGTTTCCCAGTTCAATGAACAAGGTGAAATATTTTTAAACCAAAATAAATAAATATTTAATTATATTTACATATAATATATGTCAACTTTAAGCAGATTAGATGCATTGTACGATTCAACTGTACCTGGCGTTAGAGACGCAAATGAGAATTGTAATTCATATAAAGACTGGTATGGTCAATTGATTGCCAACCTTACAACAAATAATGCCGCATTAACTTCATGGTATAATACATGGGTAGCAACTTATGATCCTGATGTAACAGATGTTAGTTTATCCACTATTTATGCTAGC